TCAAAAACTTTAACAGTTTTAGGGTTTGACATTGTAATATTCCTTCTATTCTCATATTACCTTAGTGTTATGCACCCGATTCATTCGGATACTCCATTTCGCAACCGTTTTCATTATCTTCGGCTACTGAAATCTTTATGTAACGATTCGGATACTTTGTTTGTATTTCTAATGCCAAATCGTCTGCGATCATTTCACAACTCTTATGATTAAGTTGTAATACACTTGTACTGCTTTCTACTTCTGCGTACAAACGTTCTAACCATCTTTTAAACTGTATAAACTCTATGTCTCTATCATCATGGAAGACTTCAATCCATACTTTAAAGTGAAATATATGTCTGTGAGGATAGCCTAAGAACGATACATCGTCCCAGTCACCTGTTGCTAACTTAGGATCTGTATCAGCACCAGGATACATGTGTATACCTTCTTTACTGAATGTTACCCAAATGCTTCTCATATTCTTTTATCCATAGTGTAATGATACTGTACCTGACTGCAAAAGTCAAGCACTAGTTGACCCGTTTTCAACTAACTTATTTATTCTCTGGATTGTTAGTTTTTCCCATGATTCTCCTTGAGCCTCAGGATCCATATACTGTTTGTCTTGTGTTGTCCAAAGATCAACTAAAGCAGGATCTTGTTCAGCATAATCATGTAAAAATGAATTTCTCTTTTTCCATGCATTCATATGATCCATATCTCCACCAATGTCCTCACACCATTTACCACTTACTATATCTTCAAATTCAATATTAGTAACTTTAGGTCCTTCACCGTAAAGACTAGGACCTTTTGCTGGTAACCAAGAAGGATCGTGTTTGATTATATTAATCATTCCTTTAATTTCATCTAATGCATGTTCTTGTATCATTTTTTGACCGTTGATCTCAATCCAATAATGTCTTAAAAATCTTAACCATCTACTTTTCATTGTAGTAGTTGTTATGTTAATTACTTCTTCAAACATATCTAAATTAGGGATAAGAAAAAGTGGTTGATGATGTGCAAACCATTTACCATCTGTCCACGACTTTTGAGTTAATTTAGTTGTTAAGTTTAACCATTCTTTTTCATGTATTGGTAATAGAATCCAGGGTATGTGGACATCATTATTCCATTCATGCTCTAGCGGCACTTTGAGTATATGATTAAATCTGTTTTGCACTACTGATAATTCAAAAGGACTTTTAGTTCCGTTTAGTATGTCAGTTATAATAGCGCCAGCACAAAATGACCCGACACAAACTATCTTCATTCATCTACGCCCTGCATAAGTTCATCACTATCTTCTAAATCTACATCTGTATTTATGGGAGTTTCATCCTCTACAGAAAAAAGTTCATTAAACATTGTACCTGCATTAACCGCTCTCTTACCTGAAAAGCCCTGCGATCCTGACATTATTTGCATCCAGAATCTACTGTGTTTATCAATCAAGTCTAATGATTTTTGTCTATCGTTAAGTGCAAATATCTCGTCAACTAGGTCTCTGAATCTAACACGTTCAAATGTTTCGTTCATCAACATTGCGGGGACACACCCTTTGTCATACTGTCGATTTGCTTCTTGGACTGCAAACATATGCTGATAAACATTATGTGCTTGAAGCAGTGTATAACTGAGTGTGTCCCATGACGTTTTAGTTTCTTTACCATGTTTGTTTAAGAAACCTTCACCACGATAACAAAGGTCTTTCATAACCATTGCGTTAGTGACTGGGGAATCAGAGAACTTCTCATGTATTCCTTCTGCTAATACAGCATCACTAAACTTACGCATATCTTTATCAAAGCCTTTGTTCTCAGCAGTCTTTTCCATAGAGTAAGTCCACTTCGTATTGTGTTTCATGTTAGAGTTAAAGTATGCTAACCCTTTAGCCGCACCAAAGAAAGGAGATGCACAATCGAATGTGATCTGAAGATCAGGATTGTGATACTTTCTTACTGCTTTCTGTATATCAGAAAACAAGACAGCATATTCTAAGATAGATGTACCTAGACAATGAATAAGATCATGCTTGCCTTGTTCTAGTAAACCATCGTGTATAATTCCTACAATACGTTTCAATGTTAAATGAATATCAATCTTGTTCTGACCACCAAACGCCCAGCCATTGAAGTGATTGTCTGGGTATGCTTTAGGATCGCAATAGACTTTCATTTGCTCATACCATTCGTCAGACTGAGTGTGATTTAGACCTTGCAATACATTAAGAAATTTACAAGCACCACTACGATTATGAATGAAATAATCATTGTTAATGTGAGTAGCAATCATCGCCTCTTCAATTGTTTGAATACCATGCACTGATTTACCATCTTTACCTTTAACATGATATGTACTTAATGACTGTGAAGGTATGTCTAAACACATGCCGTAGTCCATATACGTGTCCATCCATGTCAGAACTTCAATGCGTTTCTTCATCGCACGTGGGCAATTCGGGTCTTTCCAATCAGCGGGCCACTGACATTTTAGAATCTGGAAGCCGCCCGAATCGCCTAACATAAATGTGCCCTCTTCTCTATCACGTATGATAGACTCAGCGGGGATTGTTTTAGTCACATCCAAATCTGCATGGCCAGCAGAATACAATCCCCACTTATAAGTGAACAGACCTTTCTTAGAGTTTAAGAAATTAAGACTTTCTACGTCTCCGTTGAACCCTGCAGGGATACGTTCTTGAGGAAAGTAATCCTCAGTAGTTGTATCTCTTTGCTTACCTAGTCCAGTAATAAAAAAACTGCTGACTGCGGGTAAGAACAGTGCCCAATCCGGCTTATGCTCTTTTGATAGATCAATCTGTTCTGCCATAATACTTTACTTCGCTTGTGCTGGTAATAGATATTCGTAAACTGTGTAACCACTGTCTACCGTGATTTGTGCCGCACCCTGATCTGAGATACGTACAGTCTTGTCACCAGGAAGATCCATGATTGACAAGAATACTTTAACAGGCCAGTGCCATGCTCTAGTAAGTTCACCAGTCACCATAGGCTGAAACACAAAGTTACCTGAGTGAGTTGAAGGATCACCAAAGAAGATTTTAAGATCGCCACCTTCTGTTTTAGTAGTGAAGTTCAATTCTTCAGAGTTTGCTTGTGCCTGCATTTTCAAACGCATAATGCCTGCGACTGTCGGTTCAAATTCTACGTCCCAAGTAGCACCTTTAAAAGTAACATTTCTTACTTTTTCTTCGATGATTGCTTGTGACATCAAACGATAGTCATTAATAAAGTCACCTTGTTTAGTTGCAAAGTGAATTGCACTAGGTACTTCATTACCTTCTTTGTTTGCTTTAGTCATATTGATTTCAGCACTATCATCATTATAAACATCAAAACTAAGAATAGTTTTTAGTTTAGTCAGATTCGGCATACCGAACGTTCCTATGAAATCAGCAACAGGCGTTTTAGTTTTGCCTGTCACAATAACAGATTTGTCTTCTGCAATTGCATGGACTTCAGTTTCTGTATCAGTTCCCACGATCTTAACAAGATCAACGATGCCTAGACTGTGCGTGTAACCGATGATGTCTAATAAGTTATCTTTCATTTATACTCCTCGTAATGTATTTAGGTAGATATTATATGTATTATATCTGGATTTATTGTGTAAAGCAATTGTTTTGGACAATCGATTTACCCGAAACTAAACAACTCATCAAATGTTGAATTAGTGTCTGTGTTTGCTCTCAAGTCCCATTTGAGAACTCCTAGTAAGTTGCTAATCTTTTCATCTACTAGTGTTGATTCCATTAAGTTATCATCAAAAGGAAGTTCTTGGAACCACTTGGGAAGTCTAAGTTGATCTTGCGGATAAGCAACACTTGTATAACCTAGAGCATTAGTTTTAAGTTTACAGACTACAATTTTGAAGCCATCCATGATCTCCATAGAGTAGTTGTCTCCGTGTACTCTTTTGAGTGTGTTCCAGTTCATTGCCGCTCTCACATGACCAGGCATGTTTGCACGACCAGTCTTAGATTTCTTTTCTAATTGTGTATAAGAAGTCAACTTGTTTACTCCTTTAGGAGAACCTTTTGTCCATGAATCCTTCTCACCTAATACATGTTTAAACTCTTTAATCTTTTCAATGATGTCATCACGACCTAATCCAGAAAGAGTCATCTCTAACACTTCTGATAGAAAGTTTTGTACATACTTAGGAGTATCTGCACGTTTGAGATCGAGTCCCATTGCTTTGACATACATAGCACCTTCTTCATCAGTACGTTTGTTCTCAGCATCATAGATATTGATTGCATATCTTTTCTTAGTAATGAATAAGCCTCTGTCACCACAGACTTCTCTACCACCTTTGATAATCTCACCTTTCTCACGTGGACAATGAAATGCATTCTCCATAAAGCCAGGAAACGATATATTACATTGGTCAGACATGCTTTCATACAAATCGATAAATGTTTGCTTCTTGTCTTCTAATGACATATCTTTTGGTAAGTCTTCTTGTAGCATAGGCCAAGCACTAAAGTAACAGGAGTCAGTATCACCATAGATCATTGCATCGCCTGTGTGATCATATACTCCAGTCATTATCTCATTAACATAAGCAGACATATGTTTTGTCACACTTCGTCCTGTTAACGTTACCGACTGTCCTATACGTTTATCATAGAAACGACAATGCTCATTCAAAAGTGCACCATATGCAGAGTTAAGTAGAATCTTACGAACTAACTGACGTTTGTCCCAGAAGTCTATGTCTTTCTTTGTAGTAGACTCTCTGAGTTTAGCCTGCATAATCTTACGATCAGAATACCATTTAGATAACAATCCAGGAATTACACCCTCTGTGTCTGATCTAAAGATTGTACCGTTAGCACTGAGAATAAATTGATTGTTAGAATCATAAATCATCTTCCATATCTGTGCCGCACTCATTTCCGCTTCTCTACCATCTTCATAATCAATGGTTAGCATTGTGCCACGTTCCTGATTTAGAATTGCAGTATACTCAAGTGAACCGAACAGTCCTTCCCATAAGACAGGACCTTCTACTGGAGCATCACCATCTTTATATCTAGGCTTTTTCTTTGCAAGTGCAAGACCTTTCTCATCCATGTAATGTTCTGTAAGAGTGTGTCGTACTTGCCCTACGATTGTTTCTGGAGCCATGTTCAAAGCACGAATAACTGAAGGATACAGAGAGTTGATATCTATAGAGCCGATCCATTCATGCAATCCTTTCTTAGGAGTTGCAACATAAGCACCTGCCGCTTGACCCTCACTAACTGTATTAAGATTTGATCTTATCTTGTTGGGTACGACCATGCCACGTTCATGTGATTCGTTCATAATAGCCATTTCAATCATAGCAACTGAGCCCATGACAGTCGGAAGCAATACAGTATTCTCATGTGCTAGTTGGTTAGCAAGTTCTAAGAACTGCAACTTGTCATCTAGTTTTTTGAGTAGCATTGTGTCCTGTCTGTTATACTCAATGAACTTCTTAAAGTCTTTGTTGTATAACTGATCGAGTGAACCTTCATACTCAGTCTTCTTCTCTCCTACTTCTAACTCACCAATCGCATCTAGTTTATAACTGTGACGAGACTCGTAGTTGTACTTCTTGTAGAGTTGAAGATAATCTAAATGAATACGACCTACTAAGTCAAATGTTTCTTCTTCTTTACCAAATCGTTCATACTTTCTTTTCTTAGGATACTGTCCTAGTAAACAGAACTTACGAGTGTCATCTTTACTCATAACTTTTGTTACACGATTAACCATATAAGGAATATCATATCCCTCTGAGTTCCAACCCGACATAACATCTGCATCTTCAATCAAAGCAAAGAATGCATCAAACAATTCTTTTTCTGTTCTAAACAAAAGAGTATCCGGGAAGTCTGCAATTGCTTCTTGGGCAGTCTCATATGTCATATGCTTAGGGGGAACTGCTAAACAGATCAATTGATCTAACCAGTCTAAGTATAAACTGACAGCAGTAACTGGATTGAATGGATCACTTGGAGGAGAGAATCCTCTAGCTGGATCAAAGTCAACTTCAATATCAAAGAAACATGTGTGTAGTTTTGGAGCCTCTATGCCGAGATAGTTTTCACTCAGACATCGAAAGACAATAGGAATATCAGATTCAAACAAACGTTTGCCAGAATGCATACGTTTCTCTCTTTCCCACTCTGCTTGTTTCCTAGAAGAAAATTTAGTAACAGCGGTTCCATATAATGAACGATGTTTACCTTTAGCGTTTTCATAATACAACACATAGTTAGTAGGATATTCTTTGAATATCCTTTCACCATTCGGATCTCGTTCTACGACATGAATTCTTTCCGCAGACTTATCATGTATTGCATCGATATACGCCATTAAAGAGTTCTACCAACTGTCTCCAAGATATCGTTTAATTGTTCGTGGTCAGCATTCGTATCAGTTAGTTTGCTTTTGTAAGCAATTCTGATTGCTTTCTTTAGAATAGAAGGCTTGATTTCAAGTTCTTCTGCGATTGCTTTTACTGTATCAGAAAGACCACCATTCAGCGTTTCAACTTCTTGCATGACTCCCATGCCTTCGTTGATTAGTTGCTTCATTTTATTGACCTGTTCTGGGTTAAAGTATTTTGCTGCCATTTGTTTCTCCTGTAATTGAATGTAAATCTATATGCATAGTATACAGGATTATCTGTACACTGTCAAGCATATTATGGGCGTAATTACCCGTTTCTAGTGTCATCATTTTGTGTGATAACTTGTTCTAACAATTCTAGAGGCGCACCCTCTAGTTTAGAATAATATAGCAATGCTTTAGTATCTTTGGGTAAGCAAAGTCCACCAAATCCGAACTGACCGTCTGGTCCTGGGACTTGCATATGACTGTCACCTACTCTTGGGTCACGTTTCAACATGTCTGTGAATTGCTCCCATGTAGTCTCTGCATTGCTTGATTGGTGTAGATGAAATAACTCATTGAAGAATGATACTTTCGTTGCTAACCAACTGTTGATTGTGTATTTGATCATACTAGCACTTGTTAAGTCTGTCTTAAATGTGGGTACGATCTTTACTTTACTATGATTGATATATGCTTGTTCAACTGCTATACAGTCTAGTAACTCTCCACCGAGTATTTGCATATGTGGATTAATAAACTCTTGTTTGCTATTTGCTTCAGTTAAGAACTCAGGGTTATATACTAGTCGTAAGTTGCTGTAAAGTGTCTTAAACTGCGTTAGATGATGCGGAGTGATAGTTGATTTGACTACTACAACACCTTTGTATTCTAACTCATGTAGTTCTTTCAATACGTTACGTGCTATATGAGTGTCAACATCTAAGTGACTGTCTTGCTGTGGAGTGGGTACGCATACAAATGTTATTTCTGCGTCCCAATTAACTAAGTCTTGTATTGTATTCTCATTAAACTTAGGATCGACTATAAATTGTTCTGTATCTATTTCAAAACCATGTGCTACTGCTGAGCCAACAAACCCATTACCAATAATTCCTAAATTCATACAGTATCCTTTATTCTTTCGATTAGATAAAGTTCTTCATAGTTAGGATCACCGACATACACAGGTGCATTTTTTAATGCCTTGTCTACTTTCATTTTGATATCCCATAATCGTTTCTTCATATCAGAACCTGTATAACCGCTATTTCTAGGGTGATTCATTTCGTACTCAAGTTCCCAGATTATATGTTCTGCTTTTTCACTGTGTGGGATTATCATACCGTTCTCATTGTAATAGATTCGTTCATTATGCTTATTGTCTTTCACTGTTTATTATAATATTTAATGCGGTCAAAGTCAAGTAAAACTTTTCCCAAAAGCATTTTTTGATAAATAATACTATGAGAGCATTTCAATTTATCACAGAATCACCACTAGATGACTTAGAGAATAGACTTCCAAAGATTAAAAGTGATCAGTACGATGTAGACGAAAAAGGTAAAATCTATCACAATGCCAGACAGGCTTCTAAACAGGCACATAAGGCAAGAGAGCAATTAACTGCATCTGATCAAATGTTTGATGATGGTCTAAACATTGAAGATGAAGCACAGAAAGGTGCTGATTGGATGGGTAAACGTCTACAGATTGAGAACATGCCTAAGATTGTAATCAGTTATGATACTGAAGAAGCACAAGAAGGTCATCATACAGGAAGACATGAAGTAGGTTCAGATGAAATTTGGGTCTATGGTAACAGAAACTTGATTGATATTATGAGAACTGTTTTCCATGAACTAGTTCATATTCGTCAAGGCGAAAAAGACTTAATCAAACCTGGTAGTAGTTATCCGGGATCACCAATTGAAGCGGCCGCAGATATGGTTGCTGGTAAGTATATTAAAATATACGGTGAAAAGAATCCTCATATTTTTCAATAAGAATTATAACTCTCCCTTTCTTAATTTTCTTATAAACTCTTTAGATTTTTCAGTACGCACACCAGTAACTTGTAAAGTTATACGAGGATGATGTCCAGCGTTTGCTGTTGAGTGCGGCACGTCTTGCCATTTGAATGTAGTTACATCACCTGCTTTCCAATGTTCAAATGTGTAGTTACCATAACTGAACCATTGACCGGGTCTCCAATCAGATAGTTGAATCATGTATCTTTCTACAGTACTTGGGTCTTCAAAGTTCCATTTCTCTAATTTGTCCATATGCAAGTTCCATACTTGACCTGGAGTCTGTACATGCACTCTAGTCATCATATCATCTAAGCCAAATGATTCTGCAATTGCTTGTAAATTAGCAGGTACTTCCCAATTAAGATTGCTTACAACATAATCTTTACCATATCCTGTCTTTTCTAAGTCATAATCTTCTTGTATGAACTCATCTTCACCTCTGACTTTTGATTCTTTCTTAGGATTGCCTCTAGTACGCCATGTTGCTTCTTGTGATTCTTCAACAAGTGAATCTAACTGTGCTTGTTCTAGTGCTAAATGCAATTGTCCTACTCTATCTACTGTGTCATAAAGAGGATCCATTACTTCAGGATCAAAATGATAGTTACTTCTTAATTTTAACTGTTCCCAACTACTTTGTGTCATAATACTTTTACCTTAACATTTTTTTGATTATAATTTTGTCTATATTTTTCCGGGGGAATATTGATATGCAACCATTCAGCCAATTGAACATTATTATAGACTTCTTTGCCTTTAAACTGATACCAGGCAGTTAAAATATCTTTGTTCTGATGATTAATTATCTTACCCATTTCTTTTAAGTTCTGATAGTATTTATGATAGAGAGGATATGTAATATCGAACTCTCCGCATCTTACCCACCAGCCTAAACATGCGTCATCGTCTCTGTGAACTAAGACAATAGGACAGTCTGGCCAATGTTCTTTAATAAAATTGATGTGATGTGCGAACACATGGCTCTTAACAACTCGCACACCATCACCTGAGAAAGGCTTGTCAAACTCTGCTTCGCATTCTTCTTTAGTATGCTTGTCTAGTTCATCAAACCAATCTCCAAACTCCATGCCTGGATCATAATAAGCACCAATATGCATCAGATGCATCTTGCCACCATCAGCATCATGCCAATATTCTCTATCTTTGCTATAGTCACTCTGATCTATAGAGTCGCTAAAGTAAATATTTTTACATACACTGCTCCACTTAGATCCTGGAGCACCTGCAACAAAGATATATTTCATATTATTGGCTCAACAATTCTGATTTAAAGACAGGCTTCTGTCCATAAAGTGTTGAGTTCCACCAGACTAAATTTCTTAAATTCTTTTCAGTTGTTTGACTCTGTAAGAAATCTAATACTTTTACACCTTCGGCTTCTCCAACGATCCATTCATAATCTCCAGCAAGTGCAATTAGTGCTTTGTTACTTTCAGGATCAGCAATCATATCTACGACTGCTTGTTCAAGTTTTGCTTGATTAGGATTGCCTTTATTAACCCAGAGTGCTTTCTGCAAAACATCTCTATAGTTTCTAAGCAGTACATACGCATCATAGAACGTCCCAGAGGGCTTCTGTCCCCAACGTTGTTCATACACATCACTGAATAGTAAGCCTAGATTGTTTTTATCGTCAATAATCTCTCCTGACTCTAAATCAAGTACTCCATGTGTAAACCAAGTTTCATTTGCATCTGATTTGATCTTCTTATATCTAGCAGGAGACTCACGTGTTACATTAAGTTCTCCTCCCAAATAAGCCTTTCTACGAACACCACCGCCCATACTAGGCACATAGATGATTCTATCTCTGAAACATTGTTCATATGCTTCCATAGTATCTTCGTCTTGTGGACCGCATACCATCATTGTGATAGCCATGCTGTCTGGGTTTTGTCCGCTACCTGCCGCAAACTTAACTTTTTCTTCTACGTTTTGATCATTACGTTTACCAACAATGACAGTCAAATTGCTTAATGCAATTAGATTATAGTCATTATAGTTGTACTCTACAGGTTCTAATAAATATGTTTCTGCATTTCCTCCGTGACTCACCATAATAGTTTTGTCATCAAATCTGAATTCTTTGTGAAATTTATTAAATCCCGCAATGTCATTACGTCCGGGAAAATTAACTACAATAATCCTTTCACCTAATGTCTTTTCTAATTCAAGTGCGATAATTCTAGCCCACGTGTCAGTACCGCCACCTGGCTTCTGCGGAACTACCAATTGATAGTCTGCGAAAGCAGGGACAGTCATACCCAAAAGCAATACTACTGATAATAAACGTTTAATCATTAGAAGTTCCTCTGTATTCTATATGCTATACGATTTCTAGTTTCACCGTCAGTTCTGTTTTGATGATCGAATTGAATACTTGATCTCCATAACCAACTATGTCTGTAAGTTAACTGAAATCTTGGACCATGATAGTAGTCTGTTGATTTGTCACCTGAGAAGATACCTTCTCTATATACATATGCCGTTTTCCAACCAATCTTTGATGCGCCATCGTTAAATCTGCGACCATACTGAAGTTGAACTTGACCATACTCAGTCATTTCTTTCTTACTACGTTCTTTTGTGCCAATTTGATATCCAAGATGAAGACCGTCAACTCCCATAATATTTCTATTTTGAAATTTAAGTTGATAACGATTTGTTAATCTATTATCTCTATCTCTTTCAATTCTACGGAAACCAACTCCAACTCTAAAGTTTTCAATTTTGGTTTGATGCATATAATCAATCATAAATGCATTTTGATCAAATCCATCTGTACTAGATGTATCATCTAACCTATATCCATAACGAACGCTATCTGCGTTTGCTAACGGAGCTAATACTACAGTTGCTAATACAACCAACATTGCTTTTTTAAACATATTTTATCCTCGTTTTGTTAAAAAATATACCGTATATTATGGCTACGGTAATAAGAGCCATTAATGAACCACTGATAGGTCTTGTAAAGATATCAAAGGTATCATATAGTCTACTGTATGACACACCTGTTGCTTCTATGCGGTGTGACAATGCGAACCCTATGACGAAGGCCGCTCTACTTAATTTGTTTACTCTAAGAAACATGCCTAGTGTACATGCTAACATAAAGAATGCGTAATCTTCCCAGTACCCAGTGTATTGAACACTTGACCAAACAAGCAATGCAATAATAGGCCAGAAGTAATATTTAAAATCTATGTTAGTTATCTTAACTGCATATCTATAAAAGAATAATCCAATTATAAAACTTAAGAGTAACGCCCACATGTAACTACTGAACAGATACTTAAAGAATGTCATGTCTTCTAAGACTTCGGGTGTACCCATTTCAAAGCCTACAATCATAAACAATGACATGATAATGATTTCAAAGTTTGCACCCGGGATGCCGAACAATATAGTCGGTACATAACTTGTTGCTTTCTGTGCGTTGTTTGCACCTTCAGTACCTATGACTCCTTTAACATTGCCTGAGCCGAACGGAATCGTTTCATTCTTGTTTAACGCAACTGTTTGTGCATATGCTAACCAATCTGCAATGTTACCACCGATGCCGGGTATGACTCCTACAATTGCACCAACGAATCCACCTCGTAGTCCGTCCCACTTGTGAATCCAACTGTCTTTAAAGCCTTGCCATATGCCTGCCCACTCACTTCTGATCTGAGGTATCTTAGTCTTGTGTCTATTTCTGTATGCTA